AAGCGGCCCTACTGGCTCAAGGCCAAGCTGGCTTGCTGTAATCACCGCAGATACAAAGCTCAAAGGATCGCATTCAAGGAGCAAGGGATTTCTGCTCGCCGCCGATGACACAATCCTTATCATCTTTTCTGCGCTCATGTGCTTTGGGAGTACGTCCTGAATATGGCCCTTGGCGCTTTCGAGGTACTTTTTGATGGTCTCCATCTTTTTCTTCTTTACTTCTGCAAGCGTCTTAGTTTCGCTCATCTAAACTGCCCCCCTCTATCAGTTCATTAAGTTTTTCCATGTCCTCGATGGTTATCTTTGAAACCAGCCTTTGATCCATAAGCGCCCTTTCGTCTGCGCTTATAAGTCTTTGCCTCAAGTACTCGAGCGTGTTATAATACACTTGAATCGCCTCCTTTAAGTTTTACCCTAAAGATGCGGTAGCCCTCCGAGGTTACCGCATATTTTTTTATGACGTCCTGAGATATCCCGAGATCCGTTATAAGTTTGTTGTAATCTATCGATGTTCTGTCCTTCGTCTTCTTCCATGTAACCACCCAACCATCCCCTTTTATTCCCTCGTGGTCTCCGATGCGCTCTTTTAATTTGTTTTCTAAAAGCCTCACCTCCTCCTCTATATTGGCCAGTTGCTCTTTTTTTCGTACAAGCTCAGTTACAAGGATGCCGTCCTCTTCGGTTCCGTCCGCTAAGTCTAAGTCCCCCCTTCTATATAGAGTGGCAAGCATCCTTGCCGCCGAGATCGACGCATCGACGCTTGGCGGTTCCTTTTCAAGTACGTTTTTATGCCAAAACTCACCAGCTTTCTCGATGAGTTTTGATATAAGCTCATCGTTCCTCGTGATGTGATAGATGATGGGCAGTTCCCCTGCGATCGTTACTATTAAATCCCACTTTTCGATGTCGCTTGCCGCCATGTACCACTGGCATTGTATGAGGTACTGGTCTGGCACCTGATCTGTTTCTGGAGGGCCCCAGTACTGCGCCTGTCGGTAACCAGCGGTTTTGATCTCAAGCCCGTGGAGGATGTTGCCCGCTTCGTCTACCACCAGCCTGTCTGGCGTGCCGAGGACGAAGTCGTATGCTGGACTTTTTATAAGCCCTACCTTAACGGTCTTGAGTCCAGTCATCTCTTCGTAGTCCTCTGCCAGTACAGGCTCCATCCTTCGGCCCCGCTTCATGTAGGGAGTGTCTTCGTCCTCGTCAGCTAGCCCCAGCTTTGAAAGGAATACGTCGTAAACGGTTTTGTAGGGATTAAGCCCTACAATAGCCGCAATGTCAGTTCCTGTGATGCCGTCAAGCCTCTTGGTAAGCCATAGATCTTTGTCGGCATCGTGAGGAAGTACCTCATATTTTGCCTTGAATTCATCGATACCCATAACATCGCCTCCTATTGCGAAAAATTGTCGCAAATCCTGTCTCCGGGCCACACGATGCCCTCCTTAAAAGGACAGGCACCGCCGCCCCTTTCCCCTTCTGCAAAGAATATGCAATCCTTGCAGTAGTACCCTATAAATCCTGTGATGCAGGCATTATCGGTCTTTGCTCTCTTCATTTTTGCACCTCCTCACCACCTCAAAGGCAAGCCCTATGCCCATCGACAGTAGCCCTATTACCGAAATTAGGAATACAAAGACAAAGAGGTCGGCCAACATGCTATCACCTCCAAACATTATCGGCATCACGAAGATAGCCAATAATTTCGACCATCCTGTGATGCCGAATACAGTCCCCGCTGAACTGGTCAAAGTCAGCAGGGCACTCTGAATAAGGCGGCTCACCAAAACCAGTATACGGGTTGAACGTCCCCTTATGCTCCCTAATCACCTCACAGCCTTCACAAAATCCTTCTAGGAAGGCTGTGTCCTCTAGGTATGCCCTAGATGCGCTAGATAATCCTTCTGTCCCTTCTATTACAATCGCCCCCTTTGTGTTACTTTTTTATAAGTATATGCTCCTTGGAGTTAAAGGTCAAACCTTTTCGGCGCCTGCAACGTTAGTTTTTACTAATGATCCAATGACAAATACATTAGAAAACTCTCATGCAATTCCCCGCAGAAATCGTTTGACATGCCATAGATGCGGAGGTATTATATTGGCAGAAAGGAAGCAAGGCAGCAGACATAAAAGGGAGGCGGAAGAAATGACAAAAGGAATCGAAAGAATAAGTGAGTGGGTTATGAAGAACGTAAAAGAAGACGACATTCGGTTTATGGCTGAGAGATGGGACGACCATATGGCTGGGGCCCATAAGTTTGAGGCCCTGTATAACGTTCAAGATTTATATGAGATGTTCAAGGAAGAAATATGGAACAAGATTAGAGATGACGCTAGATTAACTGGCGAAGAATTAATGCCAGTTCTCGCAGATATCCTCGAACCGTTCATAGTGTTCGATGAGGCTTCCATGCATAAGGGGGTGGCCCTCTATGTAATAGGAGTGGCCATCTTCGGAGTAGCAGAACAGATGGGATTAATAGAGTTTTAAAAATGTTACAAGGGGCCAGTTAAGGCTGGCCCCTAATAAAAAAGGAGGCGAACGAAATGGCAACAAAGAAAGAAGTTCCTACGATGGTAGATGTATTAGACGGTGAATATGTAGCTTTTAAGGAGTGGGTATGCCACAGGCGAAGCAAAAATTACATTGCCCGGATAACCGGCACTCATCCCAAATTTAAATTTAATAGAGAATTTCTTTCGCATACTACAATTGATGGCAAGGCGTGTTTTGAAAGAAAACAATTCACAAGTGGGGGAATTTTTGAAATTAAATTTATATATTTTACTGGCTCTGGATATTCTGAGCCTACCATAAATGGGCTCTACAAGTTCAACGGCACAGAATTTGAACCCATCACAGAAGAGCAGGCGCTAAAAGAGCTTAAAGGCAATAACGAGTTAGAGCGACTGAAGGAGGAGCAGTCGCAACTTATGGCAAGATTAGCAGTAATAGAGGAAAGGATACGGCAGCTTGAGACTGCCGAAATACAATAAGGAGGCGGTAAAGATGGAACCTGTGAGGATGGTAAAAGTTGTAAACGGGATTAGGTATGACACAGAGAAAGCCCAGATCATAGCACACGACTGCTATTGGGATGGGCATAACATGGAGCGGAACGGTAGGAATACCTACCTTTATAAAACGAAAAAAGGTAGGTATTTCGCAACGTACTTGAGTTTGTGGCAAGGTGAGATTGATCGCCTCGAGCCGTTAACACTAGATGAGGCGGTCTACCTCTACGAGCAACTTCCTGAACACGAGGTACCTTTCGAGGAAGCGTTCCCGACCGTAGAGGTTGAGGACGCCTAGGAGCGAAGGCGGGGCCAAGCGCCCCGCCACAAAAAAAAATAAGGAGGGATTACAAATGTAAGAAAAATGTTAATGACCTTTTCTTGAGGAGGGCAGCAATTATAGATGTCCTTGATGAGGCTTCTAATATCAATACAGGGATTGAATATCCAGGTAATGGGTTTCATTCCCTGTATGAGGCCAAATTTCAGACCGCCGATGGATACACCGTCCATTGGGCATGGGTCATCGGCGGGAGTGGCGACGGTATTAAGTACACCGTCGCAGTGGCCGTGAATGAGGATGAGGAGGAAAGGGAGGTAGTCAAAACAGGATGGGAGCGCGGGCACAAGAGTTACGTGCTCGAGCGGCCAGTGCCTAGGGAGTTTACAAACTCCATTAGGCACCTTGTCCCAGGTAAGCTCTTCCTAATAGACGAGGTCCCGGGGTTCGACGTTGATGGTAACCATCGCGACGGATGGTTCAGCAAGGGACTGTTTGCCCTCAAGCTCTCAGTCCCAGACTGCCTTACCATCAACGTTGAGTGTGCCGACCCAGAGTTGGTCATCCAGCCCGAGTGCTGGAGGATCAAGGAGGGAGTCTTCATAGTATTTCCTGACGACTCCTATCGCCTAATGGGTTTCATGGACTACCTGACCATTAGGCAATGGGTTAGGCCAACGTACCGACAGGGAGACTTGATGTTCTTCAAGCTCCAAGTCGGGATAGAGTTTAACAGCGACGGTGAGCCTGTCTCAAAGCCTTGTGACTATTTGCCAGCCAGACATGGGTACACATTTGATGTGTACAAAGGCGGTTACAATGTGGACAGGCACAACGTAGATGGCCTTGTGGTGATACGCAAGAGCAAGGCAGAGGATATTTACGAGAGGGACATAATTCTAGTGGGCCCCGCGGTAGCGAGGCACCCAGAGCACGAGGAGCTTAAGATCCCCGAGGGGCAGTATGAGATCATAATGCTCCCCGGGACGTCCCGCCCCTTTAGGAGCGGGGGGCAGTTGGACTAGGAATAAAGGCGGGCATCCCCCCACCTAATATAAAAAGGAGGGATTAAGGATGACTGGTAAAAGGTTAATGATAAGCTGTTACAGGGGGCTGGCTCCAATATCAATCCCAGAGGAGTTGGTACAAGGGATGGATATAAGGCATGGGTTCGCCGCCGAGAACGGCAGGGCCCAGATATACTTCAAAGGCGTTAACCGCGCCTTTGAGGTATGGGTAGAGCAGGACGGCCCAGAGGTAAGGCAGTGCTGGCGTGAGTTGACGCCAGAGGAGATAGCTGAGATCCCTTGGGGGCAGATATGCTCTCCTTGGGAGCCTTACAAAGTGGCCCAGCTTTTTGGGCACGGACGTCCCATAAGACTTGGCGAGGAGGAGGCGATATAAGATGGAGTTAACCATGACTAAAAAAGGTTTTCCAGCCCTGTGGGAAGAAGGCGGGGGCTGGAGCAACACGGGGTCGGCAACCATAGTGGCTGGCCCCAATGGCGAACGGTTGAAGCCCGTGTACGTGAGGAGGGCAGGCCACCTTGCGGGAGGAGACCATGCCCTCTTAATAGTGAGGAAAGGTTATCATGTCGTGAAGGCCAGCCATCACAGGCGGGACTTCACGATAAAGGTCTATCGCATAGTCGACATAGACCTTGAGGATAAGGTCGCACAGGTAGAATGCCTGTGTGAGTTCAGCATGGGAGAATGGGACAATGACCCTCCCCCCATGCTTGAGGAGGCCATTGAGGCGGCTAGGGCAAAGGCGACCTGTTACCATTGCCGTAGCCCCCATTACGCGATCACGTAGCTAACTCCCTCACGTCCTAGCCGCTAGGCACGGGCACGAGGCCACTTGTGATAAAAACACAAGTGGCCTTCTTTATGAGGTAATCTCAAAAAAAGAAAGGAGGAATTATGAATGTCTGAAGTAAAAAAGCTAAGCCTTAGGATCCCTAAAGAGTTGCACAAGGAATTGAAGATACTTGCCGCCAAGGATGATAAAACCATGAACGACATCATATGCGACATGATTGTGCAGTACATCGTAAACTCACATAAAAAAAAGGCCTCACAGGATGCCCTCTAAGGTATGTAACTTGATTCGAGCGTATATAAGTATCCTCCGAAAAAGGGCCTCCTTGGCCCTTTTTCAGTCTCAGCCGCACTCGTCGGGATGCGGTTTTTCAAAAAGGACGGGGTCGAATTTAGCCACAGGAACGGCCATGCCTGCGTTTATTAGCATCTGTGCCGTTATTTCGTCAGTCTCAAGTATTTCGCCAGCCCGCCTGTATCCGTTAAATACGATGTTGCGTAGCAGTTTTACTTTTTCTGCCAAGGCCAAGATCCCTTCTTTTGTTTGTATACGAAGCTAAGGAAGCCTGCGATGACCAGTACCCCGCCCATCGCCTTCAAAATCTGTGCCCACCAAGGCCCTTCAAATATCATCCCTCTAACCTCCTTTCAGTCTGCGACGGCACCTATGAGCGCCCCAAGCACTAGCGCCACGCCTGCCGTCTTATACTTGCTTGCCCTTTCCGAGTAAAGCTCAGCATTCATGCTCTTTTCTAACCTCTGCCACTCAAGCCTTTCCTGTTCGTACTTATCTATCAATGAAGCCGTGTTTTTTATGTAAGTATCTGTTGCCTGTCGCTCGCGCTCCAGCCCCTCACGGAGCGCTTTGTTTTCAGCCTCAAGCTGTGCGATGTACCTGTAAAGGTCAATGGCGTCCTGCACATCCATCACAATTTTGTTGTCCTTGGCCTCCACTTTGGCCTCCACGGATACGGTCAAGCACGTCGTTAAGAGCGTCGGCAACAGCAATAGGATCGCTAGGCACTTCCACGTCTTTCGCATATTCCACCTCCTCGTCGGTCTGTTTTCGGGCGTCTTCAATTTTCTTTTGCGCCTCCTCAAGTCTTTTCTTTTCCTCCTCCACTTGCTTGCGGGCCTTATCCAACGCCTCTTTTATTTCTTCGGGCGTTATTTTACGCTTCTTCTTCGATGCAAAGAAGATACCCGCAATCACGGCAAAGGCCCAGCCTACCCACGCAAGCGCCTTCTTAATCTTTGCCCACATCTTTGCCGTCCTCCTTCTTCCTCACGGCCTCATAGGAACTAGAGGCAAAATAGGCGCCTATGGTGACTGAGACAACATAAGTGATTATGTCTTTCAAACTTTCTGAAAGCGCGGTATCGGATACTAGACAGTAGACGACTACGAAGGACGTCAGCGCCGCGGCCCATATCGCAAGGATCTTTCGCAAGGGAGCCTTCCTTATGGCGTTCATTTGACCATTGCCCCAATGATGGCCCCAAGCGTACCAGCTATCCCGCCTATGGCTAGGTACGTCTTCCAGCTGCCCTGAAGGATGCCAACATCTTTTTCAAGAGCCCCAACCTCGGTCATGATGTGATGTATCTGATCATCGTGGGAGTTAAGCTTTTTACATGAGTCCGCCATCTGTGTTTCTATTATGCTTAAACGATTATTAATATCCTTGAGCTCTTTATAAATGTCTCTAAGGACGTCCTCCAGCCTATAATTCTCCGACATAATAAAACTGCTTCCCATCTGTCAGCCTCCTATCGTTTCATAATTTTTACGTATTCGATTGAGCCAGCCATGGATGAATGTTCGTTGTGATGCGTCTTTGGCGATGATCGAGTTGTATAACTCCACACGCTCGAGCAAAAAGACATGACATATCAATTCAATGGGGAACGTGCAATCTGACTTGTACCTGCCAAGATACGAGGCAAGGGCATTGAGCGTGAGAGGGCCTATTGCACCATCTACGGCCACCGTATTTGTGCCGAGGCAATGGTTAATGCTTCTTTGCAGTAGCTTACCTGCACCGCCCGTGCCGTGGTTTACGGCAGCATCGAAGACGAGGTAGTCGAGGGGGACGGGGAGCGAGTCGCATTTGCAGGCATTCCAGTAATTGGCCTTATAGATGGCCTTGGCCTCATCGACGGTTAGCTTGGCGATGTCGTTGTGGCCGACAAGGCCCGCCCTGTAGGCTGCGTTGAGTGTGGACTCGGTGATTCCATAGTTAGTCTTGCCACCCTTGTCGGCTGGGTCGTTGACGTAGCCCCCTTCGAAACCTAAAACTATTTTGAATGCGTCATCGAATCGCATGGTTGTTACCTCCTTTTAGAATATCAAGAGTTTCTTCATAAGTAACTTTTGCTGTTGATAAACTTGAGCAATGTTGCATATACCCCAAGAATGACGCCCAAACTTGATTTAAGCTTTTAATATCTCGTTTACCTTCTTTAATAAGCTTTGCAAGTTTTTTCAATCTTCTTTTTATTCTTTTAACGTTACGTTTTCTTGGCAATGAATGTGTCGCCCATGTACGATATCCACAGAAATCTATACCCTGTGATGCTGGATATATTTTTGTTTTTGGATTTAACTTTAGTGCTAATTTAGATGAAATGAAATGTTCTATTTTGTCTTTTAGAAGTTTTAATTCGCTTTTATTGTCTGAAAATAACAACGTATCGTCCATATACCTGATGTAATTACCATATCCTAATTCATCTGTTACAAAATGGTCTAATTCGTTTAAATATATATTTGCACAAAGTTGTGATGTAAGCGCTCCTACAGGTAGCCCAACTCTATCGAACACATGATTATTAATTATTTTTTTCATCAACCAAATAACATTCTTGTCTCTTATAGTTCTATGCAAAATAGATAATAGAATATCATGGTTAATAGAATCAAAATATTTGCTTATATCTGCTTGCAATACCCATACATTATCATATTTTCTAGTATATTTTCTAAGTGTCTTTATAACTGTTTCATGTGCTGCATGAGTCCCCTTCCCAACTCTACACGCGAATGATCTATCAATGAATTTTCTCTCGAACAAAGGTTCAATAACTGAAACAACTGCATGGTGTACAACTCTATCACGAAATGCGGGAGCAGATATGAGTCTTTTCTTAGGTTCATAAACATAGAATTGTCGATATCTAGACGGTTTCCACGTTTTTTGTATAAGCTCATTCTGTATCGCTATAATGTTCACCTCTAAATTGTTGCCAAATTTAAGAATTTCACTTTGAAAGCGTTTATTTTTCTTTGCTTTCAAATATGCATTATAAATATTTTGAAACGAGATTACTTTATCCCAAAGATTATTGTATGTTTTAGGCATTGTGATCCGCTCCCTTAAAGGAGTCAGAGTCGCTTTGACTAAACCGTTTAGCTACTTGCCACTCTGACCTATATATATTTTCCTCATATAGCATGAGGATGGAACAGGATTCCTTTTCTCCCTGTACGGACGACATAGCCATAACCATGCCGTATCAGACTTCGGGGGAGAGCGGGGCGAGCACCAATGTTGTTGTTCGAGTTCGAGCGAGTGTTGGCCAGATTCAAGATGAACACGCCAGCATTGCTACTATTGTTCCAATTGCCACCACGAAGCGAAAGCCCAACATAAACAATCCTGCCCCAAAGCTTTTATGTCTTATTTTGTTTTATCCATCCACCTAACAATCGTCCTACTTCATTTATCTTTCTGCTTAATATTTCATATTTCTTCATCGAAACAAACTTTAGTTGAAACGACAATCTTACAAGCGATCTAAATACTTCAAGTTCTGTATCGATATCCATGAGTATTGGGAATTTATTTCTAGACTTATTAGCTCGTATAATTAATTCAAGCATTCTTGTAAGGCTTCGTTTTAAATCAGCGACAAGCGTAAATCTTTCAGACTTGGGAAAATGCCTGAATACGCAATAAGCGTATTCGATAGTATCTTCTAGCTTTTGTTTGATTATCAAATTGTCCATAATTAACGTTAAAACCAGATTCTCACAAAACCAGATTCCAGATTTTCAAAAACTAAAGAAAAGCGGGGCGAGCACCAATGAAGCTGTACGAGGACGAGCGAGGGAAGGCCAGATGCAAGAAGAACACGCCAGCATTGCTACTAACGTTCCAATAGCCACCACGAGGCGAAAGGGTTTCTGAATATGTTCCAGATTCGTCATTCCTCAGATAAAACCTGTCAAGGCCTAGGTTACTTGACGAAGCGGCAGGTGCAATACCAAGTAGTTTGGCTAAATTTGGAGCAATACCAGTAATATCGCCAAAATAACTATTTATGTAGGTACTCGTGGTTCTTTGGGTTATTGTAGTAACTATGCTTATCGGGCTCGTTGCATCATATTTCAAAGTATCAGCAGTTCCAGGAGTAACAATGGATCCATCAGCAAGCATAGCTTTCCAAGCTTCAGACCCATCGCTGTGATCAGTTTCGGGTAAAGCGGCATCATTGTTAGGTATTACATGTATTTCACCAGCATTTTGACGAAAACCAGTCGTCCATTGATAAAAATTTCCATTCATTCCCCAAACTCCCCACGGCGATCCGTCATGCATCCATGAAATGGGGCCTGATCCGTTCAACACACGTGCTATTCTATTACTACTCCAATATGATGGTATTCCATAATATTCTGGGCTATTAGCATCTTGATAGTCTCTACCATAATTATTATTCCCTTTCGGCTGAAAACCGTCTTGAAAACAAGACATGGCAATCTCCATCCATTCTGCGTTGGTAACAGCATGACAACCGTTGCCACCGTTCTTACCATACGCAACAGCTTGATCGTAATTTGGTTGTACGTATGCCCCAGTCAGCATATTAGACATTCCGTCGAAACCGTACAAGCTGAGCATTATAGTTTTGCCATTACTTGTTATGTACGGTCCAGGATATTTGCCCATATAGTATTTGGGATATGTTTTGCCTCCTGCAACAAAAGCAGGATGTATATCATTTCCTGCTCCTGGCAGGTAAAATTCACGTATTTGAGCAGGTCGCACAACTACGATGGACGGCCAATATTTTTTGGTCTCTCCTCCATCGTCTACCCACTTGATTGTGTTTTTGCCACCGCTTAGAATTTCCATCTTAGCAGTCCATTCTGCTCGCTCATCAGCGCTTGAGATCCCTTCAGCGCCAACGTCCAAGACACGTTGTGACAAAGCTCCTTCGAATCCTCGTCTCCACGCATCCTGCATTGCTAACGTCTCGCCCAAAACACATTTCACGTTGGGTACAATCATTTATATCATCTCCTCGTCAAATTCTTCAGGTTCAGGGAGCGGAAACAACGACTTATGGTTGTTTCGCATGTCTTGTTCAAATGTTTTCAAGTATTGTTGCCACTCACCCACAACTTTGACTGATCCTTGAAGGTTGACTCCTTCGTCCGAAAAGTCAACATCAATTTGTGTTATTTGTTCAATACCATTCAATTCATCTTTTTCTTGTATTACCGTTGTGGTATATATCATTACACAATCACCTCGTAATATGCTAACTTTACAGCTTTACCTTCTGACATGACGTAAATTTCTTTGTTTTCAGAAGGCAACGGTCGAAACTCAACTGTCTGTCCAGGCTCGATTATGATACCTGCTTCGCTCGATATGTTCGAAGCCCCTGCTCGGCATCGCATATCTAATGACTCGTTTGTGAGTCGTAGATATTTTCTGCCTCCTGCTACTCCAACAGTAGAAGGAGTATAAGTTGCTGTCTTGATCCCGCAATTTACTGTGCTCATATCAATATCCCTCCCATCGTTTCGAGACGTTGAAGCACTTCAGCTGAATATACTATATCTTGTGCTACTTGTGCCCAGTGATATGCTGAATATTGTCCATCCTTGACTTCTACCCCTACTGGGTTCTCGGCCCAAGCTTTACCTATT